GTTTTTAACCTCTTTCTATGAAGTCACTGAACGTGGGTTTTTGTTCAGCTTAAGAGCCTTTCTGCGTTGTAAGTGCGGCAAACTAATTCGCAAGGACCCTACCCTTTACGAACGTAGAAACATGGATAACCATGTTCCATAATGCAAATTGACTTGCGCCAATAAGGATCTTTCGACCATTTATAACGCGCCCATTGTGGCGCGGATAACGTGTTTATAACGAAGCCGAAGCATTCAAAGGGAATACTTCTGCCTGTGCCGAAGTGATGGTAGCAGCGGACGTTGGTCCATTGAACGTCAATATGCAACCTGGGTTGCACTGGACGACAACTGAAATGACAGCTGCAGTTCCACCTGAAGTGTTGATAAGAGCATTTGATCCATTATTAACTGTGGTTAATGCCCCATTCACGACGGTCGGTGTTCCGGTTCGGACTACTGTAGTTCCATTCACCCAATATTGAAAAACAGCCCCACCTTTGAAGGAGGGGGGGAACGCATAAGTGTTCGCAGCCCAAGTTCCTCCGAAGGAGGAAGATGGGTTTGTTTGCAATGTGGTACCAAATGGCACACTAGCTGAGTAGTCTCCTACTGTGGAGTCGGTTGACATGAATGAGTCGATTGGTCCCGAAGCGGGAGTCAATTGCTCTGCTGGTTTGATTAATTCGACATCATAGGAAACCCATAGTTCGCCCAAGTTAACGCCAGCCCCTTGAACTCCTACAGAAGCAATCGTAAAGTTGCCCAAGTCATATAATCGGGGATCTCCCCCTGCGACGTCCTGGTCAGGATCGTCGATATATAAATCGGACAATACATTTTTCGATCGCATACATTCTATAGGATGCAAGACTGAAACGCTTGGTTTTGTTGATGAGCTGAAAACTGAGTTTTCCATCGTTTGTTTATTTGTGAATGCTTCCTCCAAAGCATTGTATTGAGTGGCCATAACTATCGAGCCAAGAGCGGTATTTACACTATTTAGTGCATCTGCAGACATTGTTTTAAACATAAACACCAATCCATGAAAACGGTATTGTTGCCAATTGCGTGCAATTGGTGATAACCATGGGAAAGTATTACTATTTCCCGGATTGATGTTAAATACTTGTGATTTAAACGTTAATGCCGAAGCTGCCGAAATGATATCGCCTAGGTACTCCTTTTTACATATTCGTGTTGAGTTGTTGTTCAGAAAAGCTGGGACTGTGTCCAGCATGATTGTGTTAGCCTGCACCTTATAATCACCTTGCCCGGTGATTCCCCTAAGGAGCATATTCGCACCCTTGCCTAATTGTCCGCCGAGAGCCTTGAAACCAGGAAAGAATCCTCCAATGCTCTCACCAATTCCCTCCAAGAGAGATTTAGGTGGCGCAACAGGTGACATAATTTGTTGAGGAATCTTCTGTATAGACTGGCGAACGGCAACGACTTTAACTTTTCGTTTTGAACGTCCATTCCGAATTTTTCTTTTAGTTTGTTTATTTAATGATTTAATCATTCTCAATACTTGTTAATCATGCGCAGAAGACGCGCGGCGGTCCTGCCGCCCGGCCGGTTTATCCGACTATTTCTCATTTTAACGTGTGAGATCCACGGTGGAAAACTTAAAACTGTTCTAAGGCAGTGTCAACCTTTATGATGTCATTGAAGCAAACCGGTAGGTTCTTAAAATACGGAATAGTTGGGATTGCCCTCAAGTATTCAGCAAACTGTAACTCGGCTTCTTCTAAATGAACTCCATATCTCTCGTAAAAATATTGCGAAGTTCGATCGCAAGATAGGATTTCATCACAAGCGTTGATTTTCCAGGGTGCATCTTTATCATGAAATGGCGAAGGTGATGCTCCTTGAGTCAAAGCCATTATCTTATTATACAACAGAGCAAACAATGGAACATGTTTGTTGTTGCGCAAGCCCTGGAAGACTTGTTTAGTGTGCGCCCTAGCCAGCTTAACTGAGTTAGCTGGGTTGGTAGTCTGACCAAGACGCAGGACCAAACGCCCTATTTTAGGCCCCAAAGCATACTGTTTCGATCCCGTGGGCCAGAAAGCAGAACTGCAAAATTCCGCCTCGGCAAGAGATTTCCGAACGACAGGTTTGGCATTGAGACCAATTTTCTTTGAAATTGTAGAAAATGTTTCAGCTAGGGCTTCTGGCGTTGTTTTAGTGGCATCATAAAAAGTTATGGAATCGTCTCCATTGACGCCAACCTCAAAGTCGACGCCCCTTTTCATCTTAAGCTCACGAAAAACTAAAGCCATGACCATAGCATTACAAGCCGAGTTCCCTACAGAAGTGTTGGCATCGCCTGATTTGCGGGTGTAGTTCAGAGAATAAATCGATCCGTCCTTGCACCTGGCATAAGTATGCCTCTGCAATTTGATGATGTCCATAGTTTCTTGGGGAAGACCCAGTGAGGTCCACAACGAGATTTCCAATGCGTGAAATAATTCACCGTAAGTCTGATCGAATCTCGAGTAGTCATTTTCAAAGATACCCATTGTTTTCCACTTCCTCTCGCAACTAGCTGCCCATCTACCTACGTCCTCAGAGGAAGAGCCGCAGGTATAATAAAATCCAAATCCAATTTCCCATTCCCGCCTTAAAACTTTAGATAGAGAATAAATCCAAGGAATTATCCTCGCGGTAACCTCCAAATCAGCTTGAGAAATGTTTCTGGCGCTCTTAGTTGATTCGTCGGTGGGTGTGGTTTGGTTGAGAATTTCGCGCTTTATGAACGTGGCATATGCATAATGACTGATAGGGCCACTGCTCAATTTTAGTGCTTCTTCGTATTTCTTTTTCCTATCCTCGGGTAATGAGGACAACAATTTCCATTCTTCAAACGAAATCTCATCGACAGTGTTGCGAATGTGTAACTCGCTTTCAAATTCTCCTGCGTATTGAGAACCAAGAAACTGGCTCAACTCGGGGAGTAATAGGTCAATGATTTTAGGCATTTCAGCAATGGTTTTCTTCACGAAATCGTCGTCTTGGGTTAATGGTAATGATAAGACCCGGTCGATGACGGTGTTGTAAATAGTAGAAGAATTGCTACCTTTCACAGTAGCTATGTAGGCTGGATCAACGATTCCAACCATGTAAGCACCAGGACTGCGTTTCTCAACTGCAATATAGGGTGATGCGAAGTAACGTGCTCCCGCGCGCAGTTTCTTAAATATCGGTTCTTCTTCCGCCGGAATTGAAGTGTAGACCGGTTGGCCCATCCAATCAATTGCTGGAGTGTCGATATTTAAGCTGCCCTTCCCGGTTAAATTAAAGATGTCTATCACCTTTGTAGCATCCGTATCTGGGACGAATGAATAACCATACCTAATTGTGTCTGGAATTATAGTGGTATTGAGAAGTACGTGGCCAATGGAAGCGCACGCAGCGAGCCGCACGAGACGGTACCTGAGGGGAGAGTCTTCATAAGAAGGAACATCTAAGACAAGAGAAAAGATTGACGAACCAATTATGAAAATATTTGATTTGTGCTTCCACAACCACTGCATCCAAGTTAAAGGAATGGCATTCATATGAATGGAGGTGGTGTGCCTTTGCATCAAATCACTACTCGACGCCAAATTAGACTGAATGGTGTCTGCTTCCGAAATCATGGTGGAGGTTTCGAAGAATATATATGAGCAGACGGTTGCTATTTGTGATGGAGAAAACTCCACAGTCGTATTTTGGCCGATCCACTTTCTCATCTCTTGTTGAAGAAGAGCATAAGTTGGTGAATCACGTGCACGGCCTGCGATTTTCCTACGGAGGTTCATAATGATCTCGGGGTCGACCCAGAACAAATCGCCTTCAAATGTAGCCATGAAATTGGCTTGAAAGAAGATGATCGATGATCCGGGCGTGAATTTAAATTTAAATTCCTCCGTGATTGGTGAACCGGGCAATTGCGTAAATAATAACGTATGAGTGTCTGCAATTGCGTGGGCATTTAATTCGCGCCAAACGTAATACTTTCCACCTTCTTTAAACCAATTCCTGGAATAAATCCAATCCAGGGAGGGGTGTTGATAAGTTTCCAAATCTTCACCATTGGTCATCGTGATGTGTTGATTGCGCTTGGTATATCTACTCTCTTTGCAGTTCATATAAGCTTCCAAATGTGGGAATAAGTGAGTTATTGCGTAAAAGCTCTTAGTGGTTGAGATGTCAACAGCTTTGGCAATTTCTGCAAAAGTCAAGTAATATAGGGCGTGGCGTGAGATTGTTATCTCAGGTTTGAACCTATCCACATGCTTGCAATCCTTAAATAAACAAGTACAGAATAATGAGGACGTAGATCGACTGCGGAAAGTTGCATCCCTCGATGTAGGAGGGGAAACTGCCCACAGGATATTCCTGGTGGTCTGGACTTTGTCTTCTCTAGGATTGCCCCCAATGTCGATCGATGTTTGCTTCAGCTCAAGTAATTTATTGTATGAAAGCTTAGCAGCTAGATTGCCAACGGGGTGGGTGTGGTAGGTTGCGGTCTTCGAGACTATAATTGGTCTCGGTACAAACTTTTGAATGTATTCCAGGGAACGTTCTGGAAAGAGGTATTCAACTTCAATAGGTTTGGGGCCGGTTGCCTGAGGGACTTCTTTGGTTGTATCCAAAGTCGTAGAACTGACAACGACCTCTTCCTTAACAAGATCAAGGTTTGAATCATGTTTAGGTGCGTCGGGTTTGTGACGCGGGTTGGCTGCGCGACCACGTCTCTTGCGAGCGGGTTTGCCAACTGGTTGCGCCTCGGCGAGACTAGGCCGAGGGGGAAGCACGGGTTTGGGTTTAACTGTTGTAAGGTTAGACTTGGC